GATAGCCTCGGGCGCATAGAGCTACCCATAACCCCGGCGCAATCCATTGACTCAATAACCTATTTTGACGGCGCAGGTAATGAGCAGTCTGCGAATGTCTCGGATTTTAATTTTTATGGAGAGGAAGACTGGGCCTATCTCATAGCAAAAACGGGCAAGGCATGGCCATCCCTAACGGATCAGCTTGACGCCATCACGATCACTTATAAGGCGGGCTTTGGCGACAGTGACAGCGACATCCCTATGTCGATCAATCGCGCAATTCGAATGCTTGTGGTTCATTGGTTTGAGAACAGGGGCACAGCCGTAGTAGGCGCAATCGTAAGCGGGTTGCCCATGGCGGTTCAGTCGCTTGTTTCGATTAACCGAAAAGGCTGGGTGAAATGAAATTCCGACCCGGCGAACTAGACCAGCGCATCGAGCTGCAAAAAGAGATCCGCACCCCTGANGGCCAAGGCGGCTTCACCAAAGTCTGGGAAACCCAAACCGAATTATGGGCGCACGTTCGCCCGCTTCGCGGTACAGAGCGCCAGAACGGCGACCGCACCCAGGCCGAAGGCGGTTATCTGGTTGTCATACGCTACCGCAGCGACGTGAACGAAACCTGGCGCGTTAACTGGCTGGGAATGAATCGCGTTATGAATATTACATTCGCTCAAGACGGCGGTAAGCGCTCAGCCTACCTACCCCTTGAGTGCTCGCGTGGAGTAGCTACCTAATGGCTCAACGTGACCGGCAGTTCGAGATCACCGGCATTGAAGAGTTCCGCAAGATGACAAGGGATCTCGCGCCGAAGCAGGCTCGCAATCTTGCCCGCTCAACGGTTCAGGGCGTGGCCACCGAAGTTGCAAAACAGATGCGCAAAAAGGCGCCGAAAGACGACGGCACGCTGCGAAAGGCTATCAAGGCCAAGCGGCGGAAAATGCAGGGCGATGTGGCGATATCAGATGTGCGCATCGAGCACGGCAAGGGCTCGAAAAATGACGCCTTTTATTGGCACATGATCGAATTCGGCACCCAAAAGAACTCAGCGCAGCCATTCATTCAGCCCACCGTTTCCGCAGTAGAGCCGCAACTGCCCGGAATCTTCGCCCGCGAGTTTGGCAAAAAGCTGGAAAAGGCTCTGGCGCGAGAGGCTAAAAAGCAAGGAGCAAAGCGCAATGGCTGAAGGTATGGCGAACGCCGTTCAAATTGCTATTTATTCCGCGCTATCTGGCAGCAATGATCTTGTGGCGCTGCTTGCAAGTCGCATCAATGCCGCAGGAATGCCGGCAATTTACGACGACGTGACACAGGCCGGTGACTCAGGCAACGATTCTGCATTCCCTTACATCGTCATCGGCGGTGATTCCGTTCTCGATATGTCCACCGATACATCATCTGGCGGCGACATTAGCGTGACCATTGACGTGTGGAGCCGGTACGACGGCAAGCGCGAGACCAAGCGCATACAGGCCGAAATCTACCGCGCACTGCACAGAGCCACCCTGACAGTCCCTAACCACGAGTTTATTGGCTGCGACTTTGACCAAGAGCAACCGGTAACAATTGACCCTGACGGCCACACATACCATGGCGTGTCGTCTTTCCGCGTTCTGATTGACGAGATTGGCTATGGGAACTGAATGGATTGATATGGAGCAGGACGGCCACGGCCTTGTTGTCATGGACGCAATGGGAGTGGTCATTGATTCGGTTGAGGCTTTCCGTTTAACCGAGGACGGCGTGGAAGTGATAGCGCTTGCAGTAACCCCAGAAGGCAATGAGTTGGTGTGCAGTCGTGACGGCGGCATAACTCTGGAACCGATACGTGCCCGCATGGATATTCCTGGCGGCATGGTTATCAATTTAAGCGACGAGGAATAAATCATGAGTAAGTATTTAGGCCGCAAGGTCATTCTGTCAAAATCCGGTACACCCATTGCCAACGTTCGAACTAAGTCACTCAGCATTAACCGTGAATTGGTCGATTCATCTGACGATGACTCTGGCGCTTGGGCTACCCACCTTGATGAGCCTGGACAGATTGACGTGTCTATCTCAGTCGAAGGCGTCATTGCAGACCATTCAATTTTGGGTGCAGCGCTGACCGTGGCCACCGGTAACGAAGCATACACCCTGACCTACCCAGACGGCGGAATTGTCGCTGGCAGTTTCGGGCTTTCATCCTTTGCGCTGGAAGACACCTACAACGACCTGAGCACCTACTCTTTCGAGATGCGCGCATCCGGCGAAGTAACCTACACCCCACCGGTATAAGGAATAACCATGGCAATCTTTGATGACATTGAGCTGTCGTGGGAGGGCGTACCCTACACGATCCGGGGCGACGACCACGTCATGCGAGTGCTCGCCGCAGTGGAAGACCACCTAACATTCATGGAACTTGAGCGGGGCCGGTCTTCTGGCAAGATCCCCCTGGCCAAACTTTCTGCGGCTTACTCGGTTGTTCTGCGCTTTGCAGGCTGCCGGGTGAGCGCGGCGGAAGTCTACAAGGGAATGTGGGCTGACGGTAAAACAGCGGCTGCAATTTCCGAAGCGGTCGCCAGTCTTCTGGAGTTGATGCTGCCTCAGTCTGTGCGCTCAGACCCAGAGCCTGAACCCGCAAAAGGCGAGGATGCGCCCAAGTCAAAAAAGACGAGCGCGGGCAAGTCGTAAAAACGGCTTACCAGGCCGCTGTCATCGGCTGGGGCTTATCCCCGCGTGAGTTCTGGTCGATGCACCCTACCGAGTTTTACTGGTATGCAGACGCCAAAGCCGAGCAAATCAAGTATCAGAAAAAACAATCGGGCGGCATCACCGAAGATGAAGCTCTGGAAATGAAAGACGAACTGCGCCGAGCCCGCGTCAAGGCCGGATTTCCCCCTGATTAAAAGGAGCCAACATGGCTATTGGCAGCTTGGCAGTGCGCGTATCCAGCGACACCACCAAATTTAACCAAGGNATGGCCACCGCTGGCGGCACCGCGAAGAAGTTTGGCGCCGAAGCGGCTGACGTTGGCAAAAAAGTGGCAGTGATGGGCGCTGCCGTTGCGGCTGCCGGGGCTGCTATCGGTATTGAGCTAACCCGGCGCGGCCTTGAGGCTGTGGATTCTCAGGCGAAACTGGCCAGGCAACTTGGCGGCACTATCGACGGTCTGCGCAGTTTGCAGATTGCCGGTAATGATGCCGGAGTCGGCACTGAAATACTCGGCAGGGCAATGGAAAAGCTGAACTCACGATTAGGTGAAGCTCAGCGCGGCAGTGGATCGGCGTTTGAGTCATTCGAGCGCCTCGGGCTATCCGCCGAAAACCTATCCGAAATGGACGTAGATCAGCGGCTGGCCACTATTGCCGACCGAATGAAAACGCTGGGCCTGTCCACTCAAGAGGCTGGCGACGAACTTCGGCAAATGGGCATTCGTAACGGCGAAATGATTAACCTGATGATCCAAGGTGGTGACGCCATTCGCGGGGCTCGGAACGAGGTTGAGTCACTNGGCCTATCGCTGAGCGCGGTAGACGCCGCTCAGGTTGAAGCGGCCAATGATTCCTTTGCCCGCATCGGTCTTGTGGTCGAGGGCATCTCCCAACGCTTGGCTGTGGAGTTCGCGCCGGTTCTGGACGCCGTAAGCCGGATGATGGTTGAAGCCGGAACCGATGGCGTAGACATGGGCGAGGCCATTGGTGATGGCTTCAACATGGGTATATCCGCTGCCGCGTTTATGATGGACGCCGTTGAGGGCATTAAGCGCACGTTTGAAGTTGCAGGNAAGGGCATTGCCCTGTTCGGTTTGGGCGTGGTTGACGTGATGCTCACAGCAGCTGACGCCATCGTTAACAAGCCGGTTCGAGCGATTAACGAACTCATTGATGCCATGAACAAAATACCTGGCATTGATATTGATGCCGTAAGCTTGTCCGGCTTCGGCGCAAGCATTGAGAGCGAACTGAAGACCGTAAGACTGGCGCAAGAAATTGGAATGCAGGACATTCGTGACACCCTGCTGGCGCCTCTGCCAGGCATAAAGTTTGAGCAGTTCGTTGCAGAATCCCGCGCAAACGCCGTGGCTGCCGCTGAAGAAATGGCCGGTATTGGCGACCTACTCCAGCCAGATCTTGGCGGCGGAAGTGGGCCAGGGCGAAAGGACGACAAAGCGGAAGACGAGGCCGACCGCAAGCGCGAAGAGTTGGCACGAAAGCTGGAGGTTATCCGCGAAGCCAATCTAACCGAGCGCGAATTAACACTCGAAAAGTACGCGATTGAGAATGAAGACTTGGCCCTGGCGCTTNAGCAGCAAATGATAACCCGCGATGAGTGGGCGGCTCTGGCTCAAGGATCAAAGGAGCGGCAAGAAGCCGACCTGACTGCAATCGAAAAAGAAGGATCAGACGCCCGAGTAAAGCTCGCTCAGAAAGAGGCGCAAGCCAAACAGCAAGCCATGAGCGCGGCCATGGGCAATCTCACAACGCTGATGAATACCGGCTCCAAGAAAATGTTTGAGATCGGAAAGGCTGCCGCCCTGGCCGGCGCATTGGTGGATGGCTACGCCGCAATAGTTGGCGCCTACAAAGTGGGCGCATCCATCGGCGGCCCGGCACTAGGTGCCGCTTACGGCGCGGCAGCTGGCGTGGCCACCTTTGCACAAATCAGCGCTATTAAATCACAGTCGTTCAACGGCGGCGGCGGAGGTGGCGCTTCAAGCGGCGGCGGCGGCGGAAGTGTTACACAGGGTATCAACAACCAGTCGGCACCGGTTCAGGCACCTACTGAAACCATGGTCGCCAACCTGAACATCACAGGCCAGAACTTCGACCGCCGCACAGTGATTGGCCTGGTCGAGCAAATCAACGACCTACAGGAAGACGGCATGAGAATCAGGCTGAATACAGTATGAGCTTTGTCATTAGTCCATCCGTCGTTGTGAACCCGCTGACTCAGCAGCCGCTCACGCACGCGCGCATCGGGTATGACAACTTTGTGCCAGCCGCTACTGTTACAGCTACAAGTGCGGCAACGCCTTGGCCCGCCGATTCAGTGCAGCGAGAGAACACGTTTGAGCGCTGGCAGCCCACGTCAGGCAACGGCAGCATCACGATTGACAACGGCACAGCAAAGCCTGCCGATTATATTGGCATCGCTGCGCATACTCTAGGCGCGAGCAGCTCAGCGGTGACGATTGAGCACAGCGCCGACAACACTAGCTGGACGACAATAGAGACTGTATCGCCGTCTGACAACAGTGCTTTAATGGTGATCTTTGCAGAAGTCACGGCACGCTATTTCAGAGTGT